GGGAATGGGGGGGTCGCGTTTTGCACAAAAATTCCCCCTTTAGCCGCCGTCATTTTGTGCAATCTGCCGAATATGCAATATGCACAATAAAATGGCTTCATGTTTGTGCAATCTGGGGATTGCGGGGAATATCATACTGTGATATAATCAGAAAGAAAGAGGGGAAGAACCTCTTAAAGATTGAAAGGAGATTATTAAAATGTTGAAACCGTATGAGTATGCCGAAAAATTGGAATATTGGTATTATGAGACACCATACCAGTACACTGGTTTGCGTTTTCAGGATGAGCCAATGACCGTTGGAGAAGTTATTGACCATAAAAGCCATGTTTGGAACTGGGACACAGATGAAGATACGGGGATAGAGCTTCCGGGGCTGTGTGTGCTGTCTAGAACTGCGGTTGAACAAATACGGTATTACGGATGGATGAAGCATTGTGCAATCGTTGGCTATGACGATATGGAATACGATCAAGAATATGGTGATCATATTGCTAAGAACCCTGTGGTTTTGGAGGTGCTGAAATGAAACCCGAATATATTAGAGTACAATTTAGGGCAATTCACACGGCGAACCAGAAAATGCGACGGTATAAACACGGCGATCAAAACACAATGTTTGCGCAGTATGTTAATAGGGTTTGCCCCCGTTGGCACATATCTGAGGAGATGGACAGCCCTAACCATGGTGAGCCGACATTATGGGCGCGGTACGCCCTAGCAAAATGTATTAACCTTGTGAGCAAAAACGATTGTAAGCCCGGAAAATATGATGATGAATATAAGAAGTATTTTGATAATAATGATTATGCTTCATTATCTCCGGACGACTGGAAAATCGCGGGGCAGGTGCAATAAATGGCTAAACTTGCAAAATACGGCATCCGTGACGGCGCAAACATCGAGGAATTGAGAAAAGAGCTTGTCCGTGCTGGCAAAGCCGCAAATCAGCGTTTGCGCCGCTTGGAAACAGCTGTGGCAGAAGGCCGTACCACCGGGAAGGGAATGTCTTACATCTACGCCATGAAATATCTTAGTAAGATGGGGCGCACCCGTTTTAAAGAGCGCGCCGCAAAGATGAAGGCACAGGACGTCCAGACGGAGCTCGCGCAGATACATGCATTTTTACATGGGCGTCAGAGCACTGTAACCGGAGTCAAAGAGGCGGCAAAGAAACGCTACCAAACCTATTTGCAACTTGGTTATAAAGGTTCTTTGGAAGATTTTATCAGCGATGCACAAACCATTTTTTCGTTGCTGGAAGAAAAAGGCTTTGGTTATCAAATTGGTTATGAACTATTGACAAAAGCTGAAACCGAAGAACAGCAACGGGAGCGGGTTGCAAAATGGTTGCGTGAAATCCGGGGTAGTGACGAAGAAGCAAAAGGCGCGGAAGGCAAAATGCTGCTGGAAGTGCTTAGAGAAAAGGGACGGGAGAGAGCGGAATGGGAGAAGAAAAAACATAGAAGGAGCTGATAAACTATGCGACGTTGTGAAGATTTGGAAGTCTGCGAAACCGCACAAGAATTTTTGCAACGTTTGTCCCCCTGCCCGTCCTGCTGTAAGGGCAAACAGGCCAAGCATAAATATATTGATGTAACAGCCTGTTTTGACACCGAGACCACGAACACGCAGGAAATAGGTTTTGTCTGGTCATATCAGATTAACGTCGACGGCCTGAATGCCGTTGTCCGCACCTATCCGCAATTTATTGCAATCTTGCAAGGCATAGTAACCGCGTGGGGCATCAATTCCGGCAAGCGCCTGAAAATCCACGTCCATAATTTGGGATATGAGACGTATTACCTTGCCCAGCTTTTGCAAGAGTCTTTTGGCGTCAAGTCCATTATGTTCACTTCCTCCCATAAAGTCCTTTCCCTTAAATTGGAAAACGGTCTGGAATTTTATGACAGCTTGAAACTATTTCAAAAATCTTTGGCGGGTGCAACAAAAGGCTGTCCCCATGAGAAGGCCGTCGGTGATTTGGATTACAAAGCCTATCACGACGCACGAACCCCCTTGACTGACACGGAATATAAATATATTGTGTATGACGTGCAAGGGCTGTGGGAAGCCATCGAACGCCTGAAAGCTGACGGCGGTTATAACGCGGCAACATTGCCTATTACCAACACCGCCCGCGTCTTAAAGGCCGTTAATAATAAGGTACACAAGGCCAAGGGATGGAATGCCCTTATACACAAGTTGGCTTTGCCCCCGGACTGCCTGAAACTGGCCTATAAGTGTATGGCGGGCGGCGACACCCACGGGAACCGTTATAAGATGGGCAAAACATACCGTAATTGTAACAGCTATGATTTTAAGTCTGCGCACCCGTCGCAGATGCTAACTAAAAAATACCCCATGTCCCCACCGCAATATATAGGTGACTGCACAGAGGATGATCTTTGGACATTGATTGATGGCGGTTATGGTTGGATAGGTCATGTAGCAATGACAGATGTTAAGGTATTGCACGACAATCCAGACCCCACAATAAGCAAGTCAAAGTGTAGCTATATCAAGTCCCCTATACGGGCAGACAATGGCCGGGTACTATCTACCCCCGGAATGGCTGTCTACATGGACAGTAACGACTGGCAACGCTTTACTGAGGGGTACGACTGGGACGATACACTTGCAACGGACGTATGGGCTTTCCGGCTGGATTACCTGCCCGCCGCCTTCCGGGCGGCTGTCAAAGGCTATTTTGAGCAAAAAGAGTCCTTGCCAAAAGACACCCCGGATTATATCTTTGCCAAAATCTGCGTCAATACCATTTTTGGAGCATGCGCACAAAAAACAGTGCGGGACGAATACGAGTACAGCATGGCGGATTTGTTGGAGGTCACAAAAACGGGGTGGGAGTCCAAAATAGACAGCATGACGGAAAAACAAGTGCTTGCAAGCCAAACCAAGCCTAGCAAACTGCCCTTTTTGTGGGGTCTGTGGACTGCAAGCTGTAGCCGGTTGGAGCTTTGGCACCTGATTAAGGCCGTGGGATGGGACAAGGCTATATACTGGGACACGGATAGCTGTAAGTATATTGGTGACAGACCCGCCGCCGTGGATGAGTATAACCGGGCACAACGGGAGCTTGTCCGGGAGCGGGACGCGATTGTTATTAACCGTAAGGGGAAAGAGTCCTATATAGGTGTGGCAGAAGATGAGCACCCCGAAAACGCCTATGGTTACCAAGAATTTAGAGCCTTGCATGCAAAATGCTATGCTTACCGGGACGCAGACGGGGAGTTACAAGTCACCATTGCGGGAGTCCGCAAGGAGGAAGGGCGGAAGGCGCTGTGCGATAACATCAACCTATTACAGGATGGATTTAGTATCAATCCAGCAGGCGGCAACAAGCTATGGTACCATCCCGCCCCCGTGGATTGGTCAGACCCGGACACTCCATCGGCAAGTTGGATATACATGGAGGACAGAGATTACAAGGTCAGATACACAGATCTTATAACGGCCATCGAGTCCATGGAGATTTGGGAAGGTGAACAAAACCTCGCGGGGTGATTTGTGCAATATGTCAATAGACAATATTATCACAGTATGATACAATACAATCAGAAAGAGGGGATAACCTCTTAAAAGATTGAAAGGATGGTAAGTATGAAGGGGTTCAAGATTTTTATGGCATTCCGTCGCGGAGAAGAATGTGAAGAGGTGTACCGCCGGGTTGCCGCTACGGGAAAAGACAGTATGGACAATGTGGGAAAGCTGGTTAATCGTAAAATGCATGAATACCTGGATCGGGGGTTTATCCTGGACAGCCTGGAAGTTACACCCGCGAAGTTCTGATAAACCGCCTGACCTACCGGGCATATACGGGGAGAAAGGATTTTATTATGTATATTAGCAAGAACTACCAGAAGGAAACCACCACGGAGAACAAGCCTTACAACAGCAGGATCTATGTCATGCCGTCTCACTACATCGACAAGGACGGGGACAAGGTAGATACCAACGTGCTTATCAGCTTTGATAACTATTGGTTTGTGAACCACTCCAAGGCTGGCGGCGTTTATGGCCGTATCAACATTACGGGCGATTACAACGTGAAGCGCATCAAGCAGGAATATCCCGCCGTAGAAATGTACAAAGACGGTTACACCGTCACCCTGTTTCTGTTTGACCGTGACGCGGAATACCTCGACAAGACGGGGGAGGAGCGCACCCGCAAGAGCTTTGTCGCCCGGCTGTACGAAAAAGACGGCGGACTGTGTGCGCAGGTCTTGAAAATGTTTTGAGGAGGTACGGTCATGGCTGTTCGCGCATTCCCTCTGCGGGTGATTCTAACTCTCCGTTCGTCGGGTGGGGAGATCACCGGCATAAGGTACCAAAGCGCTTTTAGTACGTTGCAAGAGTGTTTTGATTTCGTCGAGGATGTTTGTGATAAAAATTATCCGGCGTATGTGCTGGAAGAGGTGAGTATTAAGTGAGAGTCTGGGTCTGGGAAATCAATGAAAAGCGCGGCGACTATGCCGCCGCCGCGCTGACGGACGACGCTCAGCACGTCCTTAAAATTGCGCAGGTTTTCGGCGTGAAGGACAGTGACCGGCTTGGAAACTGGTGGGATGAAGTCATGCGTGGCCTGCCCGGCTATCCCGCCTGCGACGAATTTTACACCACCACGACGGGCGGACTTGCGTCCCCTATGGGTAAGGTGTGGGAGTTCGACAGGGGATTTCATCGGCTGGCGGTTATCTGGCCGACAAGGGGGAGGTGATGCAATGCGCGTCTTACATTTTATTATGCTTGCGGTTATATTTCTAATGACGGTTCTCTCAGGTGGCGCCATCGTCTGGGGGTTCGAGGAAAAAGACAGTATGATTATTATGTTCGGGTCTATGGCTTTTTTCGGGTGCTTTGGTTGGTTCATTCTGATTCTGCATATTATTTTCGGGTAAGATTCAAGCCCCGGTGCAATGCACCGGGGCTTTCTTTATCTTCCAAAAATCCACTCAAAGTATTTTGCCGGAATTTTAACATTTTTCAGCAGATTATTGAAATAATCGTCAGAAAACTTGATTTTCGGCACTTCTACCTCGATTTTCGGAACGTCGGGCAGTTTAGGCGGCGTGTAGTCAGGTGTTACCGCCATAGCCGTGCAGGACAGACAAACCACCGCAATAAGTCCAATAAACAGAACTTTCAAATGTTTCACGTGAAACACCTTCCTTATGTTGCAATATGGTTTTTGTTTGCATCTGTCTTATCGGTGCCGTCGTCTTTGTACTTGGAGTACTTGCAACCGATAATGTTATAATCTCCCGACACGTTGGCAAGGTAGTTATCATCAACAACAGCGCAACCGATCATCGTACACTGGCAAGCCCCCGAATATTGGACGCCGTAGGGAATGCCCGTAAACATATGACTGATAACACTAATTGCCGTACTGGTTACAATCTGTACGCCTGCGGAAGTTGCCGTTTCCGCGCCGCACCCCGTAAAGGCGATGCTGTCACAGCTCACAACCGCATATGCATATTTGGGCTTAGACCACGGGCTACCATCTGCGGCGCAGGCGGTAAATGCACTATAATGTACGCCAACAAGCCGATAACCGATGCCCGTATAGGACTCTACCCAACAGTTATCAAAATGGATAGACGTCGAGGCGGAAGCGGTTGAACCAATCATAAATCCATTTTGTACAAAGACAAAACGACAGAAATTAAAGGTGCTAGTGATTAACTGCTCCGCCGTGAAACCTGTCTCCAAATACGTTCCATCATCTTTATCGCCGTCGATAAACACATGATCCAAGAGAATATTACGGGGCACGGTTTGGGTGCCTGTCCCCTTAATCACCTTGATACCAGCATTTGCAGTATGAGTCTTAATACCGATGTTACGCAGATTAACCCCCTGCGACTGAATCTGCACAACAGGGGTGTTGTCGGTATAAGCGTGCAACAGGGGTGTGCGGGCGGTGGCGCCGTCGTTAAGGTTATATACCTCTGGATCAAGTCCAAAGTAGTTTCCAACAAGGGTCAACGGCTTGGTAATGCTGATAGTATTGTTAATACGGTACTCCCCCGCCGGGATGTAACAAGTACCATGCACGGGCGTTGCGGCAATCGCGTTGGCAAAGGCGGTTGCACTATCCTTAGTGCCCGTTGGGTCTGCGCCGTAGGACAGTACCGACACCACCATATTAGACTTGATACTTGCAATATCGTCCTGTGCGGTGCCCATATCGGTTTGCAAACCAGTAATGGCGGTCTGGGCAGTTTTCATTGCGTCCTGTAGGTCGGATACATTCTCTTTCAGGCCGGGGATGTGCTTGCCGTCAAGGTCAAACCCGTTAAGTGCCATTCTGATACTGACAATAGCGGTGTCGTTTCTGGACGCGATTTCCGCCGTCGCCGCGTCGTTAATGTCCAATGTCGTTCCATCCATTGCGATATGACTCAGTTTAGAATTCGCCATTAGTATATACCCCCTTATCCTTTGTTATTTACTTTTCTGAGGGTTGGTAAACAGGGTCAGTGTTTCGGTTTCAGCGTCATATTTTGCATCGATATACGCTTTATCGACAAATTCTTCAGAAAAATTTGTCAGCCGATCAATCACCCAATCATGCAAGTCTTTTTGCTGGTCAAACAGGAAGTCAAGGTTGGTGATATTAAGGTCTGCATAGGGAAAATTGTTAAAAGCCATAATCTTACCTCCTATCAATAAATACCCACGCACAACTCGCGGGTGAACATCTGGGCGAAAGTGTCATACCAGTTATAAACCAGACGCATGTCCATTTCCGCCGTTATCATCTGCTGGGACGTGGTTACACCGATATTACCATACAAGTGTCCGGAATGGGTCAGTTTGTCCTTGCTCTGGCCGCTGTCCTCGGTGCTGGTGTCGGCTGTCGTCTTGCTGTCCCCGGACACCTTGCCCCGGCTGGAACTGTCCGACTTATCGGACGGGTGGAACGTATCTGCGGTGTCGCCTGCGTAGCCGGTGGAGCTGGTGCCGCTGTCCTCACTGTTCTCGGTGCTCTGGGCGGCGCCCGTCTGGGTGCTGTGCCCCTTCCGGGTGTCGCTCCCCTCCCGGTCGTCGGTGCTCTCTTCAAAGCGATCAAAGTTGTGGATAGGGTTGTAGTCCGCCGTCAGCGCCGCCCATGTCCGCGCCATACTATCAGCGTACATTTCAGATACAATTTTGATCTGGTCGTGTACCGTCCTAGCATCCATGTAAATAACTGGGAATTCAAAACTACGATACAAAATTGCGTCAACAAGTGTCTGCTTGTTGGCACCTTCCGGGACGGTCAAGCCGTCCCACAAGTCTGTAACCCCCTGCACAAGGCCGGACTGCACAAGGCGGTCAAGTCCCTGTAGTGTTATCTTCGTCAACATCAGTTTCACCACCTTCCAATTCCGGCATTTCCCGCATTGTTACAGACAGGGACAGGCCAAACAGGGCATTCACGCGCTCAACGGACTGATTCAGGCAGTCAAGCCACACACTCGCCCGCGCCATTGTCGCGCTGTCGTTCCGGTGGATTTCATCGGTCAACAGGCGCTCTTTTTTGTTGCCCGCCGCGCCACGCAAGGAGGGAATGCCGACTTCCTCGTCAAATTGGTGTAAAATCGTGTCGTATGCTTCCAGCGTCATGTCTGCCACATAACAATCTTTTACAGACTGCTGAAAAGCCGCCCAAGGCTGGGGGTCTGCGCCGGTGGAATCCTTAATAAAGTTACCATCAAACACGACACCCGGTTCACCGCGCTGAACCTTGTCGTAAATAGCCTTGATCGTCTGCGCCGCGCTCTTGTTTTTGGCCGCGATGGCAAAAGCTACACGGCTATTTTGCAAGCTCATGCTTGTGGCCGTGCTTGCCTGACTGAGCAACTCGGCATAGGTCTGGATAATATCCCAGATGCCCATATAGTCCGGGGTCATGCGGATAAGCTCACAATCCTCGCCGATGGTCAAGGCCGTGCCGTCAAGCAGGGGGCTAACCACATTCGCCCGGGTAGGCTGGTAAAAGATACCATACCCATACAGGGTGCCCGCCTGCGGGACAACGCCACAATGGCCAGCCGCCACGCGGGCGATCTTGTCGGAGTCAACCACAACACTATAACCCAGGAAACATAGACAATATTGCAAGAAATTCTTGTCCCAGTCCTCGGGGATAGTCCAGTCAAAAACACTCATTGCCCGCTGGTAAAGCATCCGCTGGAAATAGAGTGTAGTGGCATTATTAGTGGTATAGACGCCGGGGGGATTAACCCCCGACGTCAGCCCGTTAAGTTCCGGGAAAAACAATGGGCTGTACTGCGCCATAGGTTAAACCCCCTTGCCGATCATGTCCAGCTTGTCCAGTACCTGCGTCATGACATTGGTGTTATTTTCGATCGCCTTGGCAAGTTCCGCCGTTTCGGCCTTGTGCGCGTCGCGCTCCTTATTGAGCATCCAAAACATGGTAACAACGCAAGCAATAGGGAAACCCAAGTTGCTGATAATCTGAGTAATGATATTAACATCCATCACTTAACACCTGCCTTTTTCAGCGCTTCACGGGTGAGCGGCCCCATAAGACCGTCAATCTGGCCTTTATAGTACCCGTTTGCCTTCAAAATCGACTGAAAAGCCTTGATAATCTCCTTACTTGTCACTTTTAGCACCCCTTTACCAGTATTTCCGGAAGAGGTAGACGGGGAAAAATTTCCCGCACCTCCCGGCGTGGGTGTCACGCCACCAAGCCAGTCAAACCACTGTTGCGCAGACTCCACCCGGCGCGGCCAATGGTTAGTCTCTGCATCATATGCCGGACGCTCGTAAGACACCATAAAAAGCAGGGTCAAATCTCTTACACTGATGTTATCGGCGTGTGCCCAATCGTACCAATCTGTTTTCGGCAAGTCAAAACCATACCGGGAGCCGTTGGAGTTGTACCATTGTCTATGCACTCCACGGTCTGCCGCGTCTGGGTTGCCCTGCGCGCTGTTGGTCTGCTGATACTCCGCATATAGCGCATTGACCTGCTTAACGCCATCGCTACGATCATACCCCTCTGGGTAGAGTACATCCAAAATATCTGTTAAGTTGCTGGGCGGTGTCCATTGGACAAGGCCGAAGCCGGATCCGCCGCTTTCGTGGCGGTTTGGATTGAAACTGGATTCATTCTGGATGTTGCCAAACAGGGCGGCGACTGCCGCTTTTGTCCAGCCGGCCTGCGCTAACATTTGATAGATAATAGTGGCATTGGTATCAGCTTCCGTACTGCCAAACTCAAATGCCTGATGCTGACCGCCAACAACAAAAGCAAGACTTGTGGGGTTGTTGATAATATCAGGCATTTTGCACCTCCTTTATTCCAAAAAAATTCCGTTGGATAGGTAGTTGTTTACCATTTCGGACTCCTGCGCCGTCGCCCCTATGCAAATCACATGGGGGTTAATGCACTGTGTATAACCGCTACAATCAGCAAGCCGTTTCATCTGCATAAGCGGCCTACCCAAACTCTCTCTGTCCTCATCCACAAGTGTAAAGTATTCCAGCTTGACCCACCATTCGCCGTAAAGGCCGGATGATCCGCCGACACTGCCGGACATTGCAAGCGTGGGAATGGATTGCACACCGTCAAAGATTGCACTTGCCGACTGCGCAAAATCACCCATAGCGCTTTCTATTTGCGTAGCAGACTGCGCCGCCGCCTGAATAGCACTCTCACTCATGCCGCCGATACCTGCGGCACTCATACCAGATGCCGCCAGCTGGGGAGCGTTCCGGAACAGGGACAGTCCGGCCGATTTAGCGGTAGTCATAACCCCGCCCTTATTGCTAACAAGGTTATTTGCAATCTGCGCTACATTAGCAATCAAGTTTCCCCGTAAGTCGGTTGCAAGCATCTGTGTTATGGGGACAGGGATACCAATATTGCCAGTCAGTATGCCTAGTGCCCCCTCGACTTCGTCTTTGTCATTCGTGTTGAGATACAAATAGCCCGAACCGTTATAGGGGTCAAATACAACTTTAGCTTTAATGCTATTTTTGCGCCCAACTCTCGCGCCATTAAGCTCAATCACACCAAAACCGGGAAAATACATGGAATAGGTGGAGTGTGGCGGCATATTAAGATAATTACCACGGCTTGCCGCCTGCGGGTGATGTGGTATCGTGATACTACCGCAATCCAGTGTTGACCGATAGCCGATTGTCGGAGCGACAAAATCAGGAATCCGCCATCGGCCTATGTCTACGTTGGTGCTTGCGCCCGTGTCCAGACTTGCCCGCCCGATAGGGATATACACACTGCTTACGATATACTGGATAGGATTAAGCTGTGCAATATACACATCGTAACTAATATCCTGCAAGCACCCGGTAAGTCCCTGCACGATACCATTTTTGACAGTAATGCCTAGGATATTTGCCATGGACGTTTGGTTTTGCAATATATCCAGCAGATCGGCATACTGTCCAGCGGTAAAAGCGTAATAGGTCACGGCGGTGCTTGTCGCGCCGGAAATACCGTTGATAATACCCACTACATAGGTGCCGCTGTACAAATCCGACACCCACGGGCTTGACTTGTACGTCATGGTCAGCAAAGACCCGGTTTTGCTAGGATACATCCCATCTTCGATGTCACCGTTGAACCTGTTAGCACTCCGGGCGACGTATTCGGTACTGTTTTGGATATCCGTTTTGTATGTAGCAAGTACATCACAAGACAAATACACCCACCAAAGATTATTCGGCATAACCTTAATATCTGTAATCCAGTAATAACGCTTATACCGGGGGATATAGGCGTAATTATAGCCGATCAGCGGGTATTCGTCGGTAGAAGTAATTGCCAGCACCGGAGCCAGCACGCTCACCCCCCGGCGGGGGGTGGCCTGAAATGTAGCGTGCCAGCTCGGCTCAACGGGTTGCTTGGTGGAGTTGACTTTCTTTTCAAATCGGTACAGATTTACTTCAAAAGCCATCGTTTCACCGCCTTTTAGTCAAACAGAAGTACACAACAATTTTCTGTATTGTCGTTTCGCCACTGCACATCTTCGTGGATGTAATTGGTCTGGAAACCATGCGCGGGGTTCATGGGGGTGGCGGCACTCCACATATTTTTATAGCAGATTGCCGCGGCCTCATCGTCAAACATGACACCAAGGACATAGGGGAGTTCAACGGTGGCGTCCCCGGAAGTGTTATAAGTGCTGTAAGTAGTCTTGGAACCGGATACCTTAGACTCGACAGGTTTGAAAAAACTAACATCGGCATTGATCTGCTCGGGCTTCTCAATGTTCTGCCAGAACGTAACCTCGTTGAATTTAATGTATTCCAGATACTCATTTGCAAACAGGCCGGGTCTGACGATCCGCTTCACCATATCCCAAAAGGGAGCCAGCATATAACACTGGAGGTTCTCGCGGGGAGTATGGCGCTTAATAGGAGTAACCACGACGGTAGCACCGTCCTCAGTAATAGACTTGACGGGGGACACATGATATAGGACAGTACGCTCCCCCATCTGTCGCACGATAATATCCATCTTATAGGCCAAATCCTCGGCGAACTGAGTAAAGGCGGCGCGGTCAGCCAGCAACGCATCGCGGGTCAGCGTGGTGCCGTGCTCGGTGTTGTACTCGGTCAGGAGGTGACGCACCATTTCGGGGCGGGTCAGGTTAGCTCCCGTAATGGCAGTATCTTTGTTGTATGCCTGTGTACCACCAATCAGGTTGATAAGGGTCGCACGGCTATACTGCTCATGGTACTGCTCCAATTTGTTATACCACTCCGTCATAATGCCGGAAATAAAGCGCTGAAGCTCGGAACCGGAAGAAAGAGCGGTATCCCACTGATTCTTAAAAATGGTGATATAATCGTCAATATGGTTAAAACCATAAAAGGCAGTCTGGACAGCCTGCGGTTTGCGCACCTTGTAGGGGCTATACGTATTGCTCTCCCCAATATCGCGGGTCAAGTCCCCCTCTGGAATGTCGCGGTCAATATATGTGATTTTACGCACCATATTACCATACTGTTCCTCAGTTTTAACCAAATCCGCAAATTTCGCACTATAAGAGCGGACACGGATATAGGTGCGGGTCAGAACCTGAGACAGGGCATTAGTCATGGTTTCGTAGCCAACACGCTGTGCCATAGTGGCAATGGATGTATAATCGCCGGTGGCAAGCTGGGAGATAACCTCCTGTCCGGTCGCCTGTTTAAAGGCCGTATTCAACACCTTCCCGGCCTGCTCGATACTCAGGCTAAGATTAAACGCATTAACAGACATTATTCATTCCTCCATTACTTTTTCTTAGACTCGCCGTTGGAAATCCACTGTTCGGCAAGTTCCTCATCGATAGGTTTAGGGGCGGGGGTATCAACTCCGCGCCGGATGTTCTGGCCGTGGATAGCCTTTTTCATATCGGCAATCTCTGCCAGCAACGCCGCCCAACGGGCGGAATCATCCGGCGCGGGCGTGACAGGATCCGCGCTGTCCATGGGGTCTACATGGGACTCAACCTCCTGTGTAGTAGGATCCGCCGGGGCGGGCGCTGTCACCTGCTCAACCGGGGCGGGCGTAGTAGTTTCAGGCGCGGGGGGTGTAAGAGACGTTGGGGACGATAACATTTCAATTTCATTTTTTGTATAGCCCGCGTCGATCAACTTCAAAATCTGGTCAATAGTCATAGTTTATACCTTCCTCCTAATGCATAATCGTTAAATTTTCGTTTCGTTTCAAAACTGTCATATGTAATATTGCCATGTGCTACGCCAGTCAGCAGACCAAAAAACACGCGGCCAATATCCCTTTGTGTATCTGGTGTGACATCCCAATGGGGCACTTTTGCGGGGCAATTCGGTGCCTTGCGGATATACCACCAGCTTTCTGTCTTGTGCATCATTATCATAATGTCACCTAGATGCAAGGTATCAACATATTCCCGGACTTGGTTTCCGGGCAGACGTCGGACATTTGCAAAATTGTTGTTTGACCAATCATTTTCAAAGGCCATGTCACCATAACTGCCAGTGTTCAAAATTCGGCCTAAACGGGTTTGTTTTAACTGCGCGGATATGGGCGACTGCTTAAAATCCACACATAAGGTTCCGCTGTCCGGGGATAGCCAGCAGTTGGCACCCGTCAAACGCATATCTTCATACACGCTGATAAGGCCAAATTCCTGTAAAACATCACTGTCTAGGTTGTTACTGTTTGCAAGTAACCACACCGGGATATCTGCGGTATTAACATCGGTCACAGACTGGATGGAGCTTTTCAGGTTGTAGCCCGCGTCTTTTCTGACAGCCGTTCCGCGTTCCGGTATAAATTCGTCAAACACAATTGCACCATATTGGCCGGACGCAATACCACGGGTACTATATATGCTACTGCCCTGCGCAATAAATCGCCCGTAGGCCGTGGGGCGTTCCTTTTCGTCCCGCTCTGTTACTTCCCGGACAAGGTAGCTGTCACCGGCAATTTCAAAAGCAGTGTCGATTCCCAGGTCTTTTGCTGGTGGGTCAAATGGATTATTGCCACCACTTGCGCAACGGTCGAGCTGTGTCTTGGTCAATCGTAAGTATAGCATAGGCGTTTGCTCTTTGATATACTTATGTAATACTCCGTAGGTCTTACCAATACGGCGGGCACCAATCAGAACAATAAGGATTGCACCAGTATTTGCAAGCATATCAATATCCGGCCAACCGTCCCCTGTATATAGGTCTATATCATGATAGCCGGGTTGCATCATGTCACCACCTTTATAATAGGCCGGGGCGCTAGGGTCGTTGTCTGTACCAACCCCGCGGGCTTGCCCGTGACAACAGGGGTTCGCCCCGGCTCTAATTTACATATAGCACAGACGGCGCGGAATTGTCAAGCAATCCCCAGATTGCACAAACATGAAGCCATTTTATTGTGCATATTGCATATTCGGCAGATTGCACAAAATGACGGCGGCTAAAGGGGGAATTTTTGTGCAAAACGCGACCCCCCCATTCCC